CAGCGTAATACAAAATTCAATAAGAAATTAGGAGATATAAATGGCAGCAGGTAAGAAATCAGGTAGAAAGTCCCAAGCGTCAAATGACTTTTTGGAGCCCACAAAACCAATTATTGGAACTGCTACAAACGTACCTTCTGGCCGTGGTTTTAATGATGGTAGAGCAGATGTCACATTTTCTTTATCAGCACTATCTCCAGCAGCAACATCTTTTACAGTAACAGCAAGTACTGGACAAACAGCAACTGGGTCAGGTTCTCCACTTTCAGTTACTGGGCTTCCTTCTAATACATCGGTAACATTTACTGTTACAGCAACCAACGCTGCAGGAACTTCTGCTGCTTCAGATCCTACTGCTGCAATTACAATTACAACAGTCCCTGCTCAACCTGCTGCTCCTACCGTAACCACACAGGTTAACCAAGACAACGTTTCTTGGACTGCCCCAGCAAGTGGTGGTTCTGCAATTACTTCTTATACCTGGGCTTCTTCAGATGGCAAAGGCGCAACACTTAATGCAACCTCTGTAGCAGTTGCTCAAGAAGGCGGAACTTCTCAGACATATACCGTTTATGCAACAAATGCAAATGGAAACTCCCTAGTTTCTCCTGCATCTGGACCTGTTACTACTACCCCGCCATTTTTCCCACCATTCTTCCCTCCATTCTTCCCTCCATTCTTCCCACCGTTCTTCCCATTCTTCCCACCGTTCTTCCCACCATTCTTCCCATTCTTCCCATTCTTCCCACCGTTCTTCCCATTCTTCCCATTCTTCCCATTCTTCCCACCGTTCTTCCCATTCTTCCCATTCTTCCCATTCTTCCCATCCTTTGCTAGTATCATTCCTTGGTTCGGACCACCATGTGTTGAAGAAAACACATTAGTTGATACACCTAATGGACAGATTCCTGTAAAGAATCTTCAAGTTGGAGATGTAGTATGGTCAGCACCAATTGCTGAATTAGATGAATCAGAACCAGACTGGCACAAATATGCATGGTCTGCAAATAGTCTAACAGTAGGTGCCATGGTTGAGACAACCATTACAGCAATGGAACTTGTTGAAGAGTCAGATATCATATGTTTCAATGGAAACTCAGATATTAGACTAACCTTCACACAGCCAGTGTTCGTGAAGACAGTCAATAACACCTATAAGATAAAAGAAGCATACTACGTAGAAGTTGGAGAAAGCCTGATCGTTATCGACTCAACTGGTCAAAAAGTTGAAGTCCCAGTAACAAGTATCGAGCACTTCACAGATGAAGTAGTAAATGTTTACCAACTATCTTGTGAACCTTATGACTGGTTCTTTGTAAGTGGTATACTAATACATAATAAGTAATCTAGTAGAGGGTAGGGAGTATATGTCAGTCGACAATAACGACGGTATGCTCCCTAACTCTATCTTAAACAAGACAGTTATAGTTCCTGGATTAGTTCTATATAAAAATATACTTCTAGAAGGAAACAAAATAATAAATGATATTGAAAATGTTTTATTAGAAAGCAGCAATTATAAATGGAGTCCCGCAATGGTCGGAAATAGGCAAAAAATTCCAGACTACAGGGATTGCCTAGACTTTAAATTTAAAAAATCTACAATAGTTGGAACAGACAAAAACTCTGAAACAATAAAAGACTCTTGGCAGTATTTGTATGACAGTATGAACGCTGCAGTAAAAGATTATTGTTCCATGTATCCAATGGAGCCATTAGAATATTGGGAATCAATAAACTTAGTTAAATATTTTCCAGGAAATCATTTTCAAACACACGCAGACGATGGTGCATCATATAAGTCTGTCGTATCTTTAGTCGGATACCTAAATGACAATTACTCTGGTGGAGAAATAACATGGCCTGCTCACAATGTTACAATTAAACCAGAAGCAGGAGATCTTGTTATATTTCCATCAAATTATATGTTTATGCACAGAGCAATGCCAGTTACAGACGGTATAAAATATTCGGTTGTAACAATGTTAGATTATAGTGATAAGTTTCACACACAAAGGTTTTATTATGGAAAGTAAAGAACTGGCTTTAGGGGTTAGACTTTACAGAGGAGTAGATTTGCCATGTAAAGAAAATATACTTTCTTTAGATTTTGGGACGGCAAAAATGGAAAGTATTATAATTAACGATCAGTTTAAAACAGACTACAATGCTAGGATTACCCTTTCTATAGATGTTCCTTATGCGGGTAACGAAAGTAACGAGTTTACTGATTGTTTTAGAAATACCTTTGACCCAATAGAAAAAGACTACATGTCCTTATTTAGTATATCTTTAAAATCTCACAATCCATATAAAATTTTAAAATATGAGGTTGGAGGAAAGTTTGAAACCCATATGGATGATGGAGGCGGTAATTTTAGAAGAGTATCTACTGTATATTACCTTAACGATAACTATGAAGGAGGAGAGTTGTGCTTTCCTCAATTTGGCATAGAATTAAAGCCAGAGGCTGGGGATATGATCATTTTCCCGTCATCCTATGTATATTCTCATAACGTAAAGCCAGTACTATCTGGAAATAGATATTCAATAGCAAGTTGGTTAAAATGATTAGATATATGGATACACCAGCAAACAAAGAACATATTCTTGGAATTAAAGAAAAACTAGATGCCACTGGTCTGCTAAATAGGTTTGAGGATACCCCTCATTGGTCATCTGACTGTGTTAGTGCTGACCAGGTTTATAGAATACACAAACTTGCACAAAGGCTGATAGAAGAAACTGGCGTTATAATTCAAGGACAGATTATAGAATTGTTTAATGTAGAAACTAAAGTTTTTCCATATAAAATTCAATTAATTAAAATAGACAGAATTAACTTTAACACAGAAGTAATTGTTGACGGACAAATATGTCAAACAATAACCCCAATAACTGAAGACTGCAAAACTTATATATTGGAAAATAACTCTGGAGATGTGACTATAGATGAACTTGTTTTGGGAGATTACGCTATAGCAACATATTGGACCGACTACAGAGATGAGAGATACAAGAATTGGTTTATAGGAAAGTACATGTCCAGATATGTATAAAAAAGATTTATTGAGTCCAAAAATTCGTATTGTAGAAAACTTTATAGATAACTCTGTATGTGATTATCTAATTAACTATGCTCAATCAGAAAATCTTTGGGACAATTTTAACGACTCTATTACGGCTCTTGCATTTAAAGATAAAGAAGAATATATCTCTGCAGGTAAACAATGGAATAATAGAAGAATTGATATTAACGAACTTTACGCACAAGGCATGGATAAAAGAAAAGATCTTTTTGATTTAGTATTACCATTACAATATGAGATGCATAAAGAGGTTTTAGATTTTTTTAATCCAGACTTTGAGTTACATAGCGAGTTGTGGGAAATAGTTCGTTGGAAAAAAGGAAACTTTCAAGAACCACATGTAGATCATATAGACCCAAATTTTGACTTATCCTCTATAGACATATCTTTGGTGCCAGAAGAATGTAAATATTTCTTTGAAGATAGGAATATAGAAAAATATAAAAAACTGTTTACCAATAAGTCTTTTACATCAATTATATATTTAAATGACGACTACGAAGGTGGCGAGTTACACTTTCCACAACATGGTGGGTTTGAAATTAAACCTAAAAAGGGGACTATGCTGATCTTTAGCGGGACCATCGATAACATGCACGGAATTAAAGAAGTTACAAAAGGAACAAGATACACTCATGTAACATTTTGGTCTAATAACATTTCTAAGTCTAGTAAGATTGCTTTTGACAAAAAGGTAAATAGGCTATTGGTTGATGATCAGAACAGGCCAATAGTAAATGAGATAAAAAAATAGTAAGTGTATTATGCTATACTTTAATAAAGGGAGCAACTCGTGAATAATATAATTTCTTTTGTATCTAATAGGCCTTGGCTTAAAAAGGATAGCAACTCTACTCCAACACCAATAATTAAAACAATTCCAGACTGGTATAGAGAAGCGGACAGATTTGCAAAAATGCCAAATGGAGATTTTTATAAGGCTCCAAAAACAATTTGTCCTTATCCAAAAGAAGGAACTGTAGATGACTATGGTTTAATTCCTACTTGGAAAGCCTGTCCATCAGTTTTTGATATTATGGGTACAGGCTATTCTCTAAATCTGCCTTGTGATATAGAGTTTATAGAAAAGGATGACAAAACTTTAGTGGTAAATATAGAGGACAAGCAATATAAAGATTTTTGTACGCCACGACCACCCATGTCACAGTTCAAGCACCCTATGGGATACCACGAAAATCATTTTGCATGGTTTATTGACTGGGGCTTAAAAACTCCAGAAGGATATAGCAGTTTAATCACTCAGCCATTTAACAGATTTGAATTGCCATTCCTTAACACCTCTGGTATAATTGATACAGACAAGGTTCATCTGATGGGGTCTTTACCATTTTTTGTTGTAAAAGGTTGGTCAGGAATCCTTAAGGCTGGAACTACTTTTGCACAGGCTATTCCTTTTAAAAGAGAGGATTGGTCATCAGAAGTGGTAATAGAAAATCCGATAAACATGTACACAAGAAACAAAGAAAATTCTGAAATTTATAGAGTTCCTGATGGAGGAGTTTATAAAAACACAGTATGGAGCAGAAGGAAGTATGAATAATGACGACATATGATGAAAACGAACTGCCCTGGTTTACAAAAGATAGATCAGAAACAAGTATAAACCGATATCCTTCTAGAGATATTGGAAATGGCATTGAGGTTGAAAATCCAGCACTAGGAATTAATTTATACAAAAATACATTTTCAAAAGAAGATTCTGAAAGATATATTAAAATTCTTGAATCAAATTTAGGTGGAAGTGGAAAATATAAGTGGTCAGAAGCAAAAGTAACTAACTCAGATGTCCCAATAAAAAAGGCTAGAGATGCTGTAGATTTTAAGTATAAGCAAGAAAACTTAGGGCCAAGAGACGAACACAACGCTGAATTAATTGATCTTCATGAAGAGATTTATCAAAAATTAAAATTTTGTGTTGACGATTATGCACGGTACTGGGGAATTAACGTAATATACTATGAAGCATTTAACTTTGTAAAATATGAGGGAGAAGGAACTCACTTTAACATCCATGCTGATCACGGCCCTGCCTACAACTGCACAGTTTCTGCTGTAATTTATATTAATGAAGATTATGAAGGCGGAGAAATTAGATTCCCAAGAATGGACAACTATACTCATACTCCAAAAATAGGAGATATCCTTCTTTGTCCTTCTAACTACATTTATGAGCATGCCTCTTTGCCAATGAAAAAAGGAACTAAATATTGTGTTGTGGTAATGACAGACATCAATGAGTTGGGTCATCAAGGAAACAGGAGCAGATAATGCAAACATGGACAGAAAAGGTTGATCTTGGAAGTGGTATTTTTGTTTACAAAAATGTAATTAATAAAAATATAGATGTTATAAAAAGACTTGAAGATGTCTTAGGATCAAGTGTTGCTGGGTATGGAGAGTTATCTCCAGAAGGCAAAAGATATCATTGGCATCCAGCATATGTTGGATATCAACAACTTATGCCAGACTATAGAGATTGTGTAGATTTTAAATTTAAAAAAACTGATATAGAAGCAGACAAAAGCGAAGACTCGTTAAAACTACAATCTCTTTGGCAGGATCTTTACGACGTAAAATTACCAGTTGTTCAAGATTATTCTAGAATGTACAACATAAACAATTTACAATATTGGGAAGCATTTAACTTTATTAAGTATGGACCAGGACAGCACTTTAAAGAGCATCACGATCATGGATTTTCTTACAACTGCACAGTATCTTTGGTTGGATATCCAAATGATGATTACGAAGGCGGAGAATTGTACTTTAGAGTTCAAAACTTAAAGATAAAGCCAGATGCTGGAGATTTATTTATTTTTCCATCAACCTTTATGTATCCACATCAAGCAATGCCAGTAACTTCTGGGATTAAACATTCTATTGTTACAATGTTGGATTATAACAAAAAATATCACACTCCAGAAATGTATCAGGGAGAGTAAATTGTTAAATATAAAAGTTGAAAAGTCTCAAGACTCTTTATTTGATATTCAGCCAATGTCAATCAAAAGAGATTGGATGGATGCCACATCTGAGAATCATGCATATAGGTGTTTTCCAGTCACACAAGCAAATGTTATTGGCTGGAGTCTTTCTTGTAAAGAAGAAGTGTCTTTTGAGTGGAACGGAATAAACGATCAGTCTCCAGACACGGTTACTATTTATGGACCAGTTGGGGCTTATTCTGGAAGAGGACAATCTTCAATAAGTTTACACACTGGATTATTTTTTAGAACAGATCAGGATGTAAGCATACTAACTATAAATCCAGTTAACTTTTTTAGTAATGAATTTGAAACAATGTCATCTTTAATGACCACATCTTTTTATGATAACCCACTTCCTTTAGCACTTAAAGCAAAAACTGCAAACAAAGTTGTAACAATTAAACCAGGAACTCCTCTTGCAACAATAATTCCAATATCTTTGTCAAATCTAAATAACAGTGTTATTGAAATAAACAAATACGAAGACCCAGAAAAGAAAAGACATGACGCCAATATGGCTTACGGAAAAGCCTCCCAGGTAGTCAATTCTTCTGGTGAGTGGACCGATTGGTATAGAAATGCTGTAAATGAAAAAGGAGACTCACTAGGATCTCACGAAGTAAAGGCACTAAAACTTTCAGTTAAGGATAATACTAACGGTGATATACTATGAGTATGGAAGAATATAAAGTAGTTCAAAGAAAGCCATCTTTAACACCATCTGGATGGTTTGGCAATGGGAAAGATATGATTGTTGAGTTAGAAAACTTTATGACTCAAGAAGAAATGGACTTTTTAGAAAAGGCTGCAAAGTCTTTAACAATTTGGGATATAACAGAAAGTCATGTAAATGAGAACGGAACAGTCGTTTACGACTCAAATTATTGGAAAGATAGAGTAGCAACTCAGCCAACCTTAGATAAAAATGATCCTAAGATATCTCCAATAGTTGCAGGACTTTTTCAAAGACTAAAGCCAATAGTTGAAAAATTTTATCAGGTAGAAGTCATTCCTACTGGAACTACTATTGTTAAATGGCTACCTGGACAATTTCAAAGACCTCATGCAGACAAAGAGTTGCACGAAGGTCCAGATGCTGGAACTCCAAATGATTTTCCTAACTACGACCTATCTAGTTTATTTTATTTAAATGACGACTATGAGGGTGGAGAGTTGTACTTTCCAAATCAAGGTGTTCAGTTTAAGCCAAAAAGAGGCGCTGCTTATTTTTTCCCAGGGGACAAAGAGTATATTCACGGAGTAACAGAGATTAAGAGTGGTATTAGATATACCTGCCCATTCTTTTGGGAAATAACAAAGCACACTGGAGAAAGACAGCCATGATTGCAATGACTGCAAATAACATTAAAGCAACTGAAATCTATCCTAAAATTTTTGTTTATAAAAATCTTTTTAAAGATATTGAGCAAGTCTATAATGTATTAAAAAATTCAGATGGGGTTGATGGGCTGTTTAGTCCATGGACCAAGTGGTCACATTTTGGAGAATATCTTTCTCCAACATTTAAAGGTCATGACTATGTTTTAAAAATTAAAGATGTTGAAGATATGGAAGCAAAAACAGAAAAAGAAATTCAAGATAAAGAGATTCTTTTAGAAATTCTTAAGAACTTTTCTATTGCGACAAAAGACTATATTTTAAAAAACAATGTTGATTTTGATGAAGAAAAAAATGTTTCAAATGTCTTGGATTCAGGCAACAGATCTATAAAAGAATGGGTTTATACTGGACCATCAATAGCAAGATATAGAACAGACATTACTTCAAGTCTTGCCATGATGTATCATACTGACTATATTCGTGAGCCAATTGTAAGTCCAGGACATAAATTTGCAATCACTGCTCTAATATATTTTAACGATGACTACGAGGGCGGAGAAATTGATTTTATAGCAAATGGAGAGGCGTATATGTATAAGCCACAGGCTGGAGATATTCTTGTTTTTCCTTCTGGGCATCCAGACTTGTTAATGTCTGAAAACTCAATATACTTGCACGGAGTTTTTCCTATAAAAAACAATTCAAAATATCTAGCAAGAATGTATTGGACAAAATATTCTGTTGGAGATCCTGAGTGGTTTGAAAATGAAGAGAAATTTGGTAAAGAGGTTTGGAAAGAAATGCAAGAAGAAATAATGGAAGAGTTTAGAAAAGCCCATCCACTTAAAGGTAGTGCTGAAAAAGAAAGAAGGATATCATGAACTTAGAAAATAAAAATAGGATAACTAAAGACATAGTCGTTTATGAAAACTTTGTTGATGCAGATACTGCTGCAAAACTTGTAAAGGTTTTAGATAAGCATGCAGAACTTGGTTTAATTACTTGGATGCCTATATCTTTTTATGAGTCTTACTCTTCAGTATTGCCACAAGATGATGATGAGCATGTGCTTGCGGAAGGACTTCCTTCTACTATTTTTTCAGACATGAAACAAGGAATAATTGAAGCAGTAGCAAGTGTTCATGACCTTGACCCAAAGATAATTTCTCAAATTGGATACCACACACAAAAGTGGGAGCCAGGAGCATACGCAAGAAAGCATTCTGACAATACAGATGAGCACGGACACTCTGGTGCTTTTACAAGAAGCAGATATGCAGCATTTTTATATTTGAACGATGATTTTGAAGGTGGTATGTTGCAGTTCCCAGATCAAGACATAAGCCTACAGCCTAAAGTTGGAATGCTTGCTGCATTTGACGGGGGATTTAATAATATGCACGAAGTAACGCTCATAACAAAAGGAGTTAGATATACCATTGGCTCATTCTGGGATGATCGTGAAGAAGACGCATACCCACAAGAAGTAAGAGATGCTTGGGCTGAAGAGATGAAGGCTACCAGAGCACAACAAGAAATTGAAAGAGCAGAGTGGCAAGAGTTATTAAAGCAGGGGTGGAAACTTGATGCTGACGGAAATAAATATAAAGCGGAGGAACTATAAATGGACGTATTCTTAAAAAAAGAGTTTGATGGTGCTGGATATACTACTGAGGTTTTTCATGATCAGGTTTTATTTGTTTATGATTTTTTAACAGACACAGAACTAGAGACTATCTTAAAAATAATTGAAGTTACTCCAAATGAAGAATGGTCTATAGAGTACAGAAGAAGTCTTGCAGAATTTTGCATGGAAAAATTTGGAAGAAGCGATGTTGAGAATTTAGTAGCAGAAGGAAAGTATGAAATAACAAGAGGCTGGGATGATAAGAATTTAAGTATTGTAAATGAAGAAATTAGCAAAACTCTTCAAAAAAGACTTGCAAGTTTGATTAACATAAATAATAGTCACCTTGAACTGGCTGGCTTTGGAACCATGCAAAGAATGCAGGCAGGGGTTGAGTTAAAGTCCCATACAGACCAACACACAGATCCATCAATTAAATATGCTGCTATACTATACATTAATGATGACTATGAGGCTGGAACTTTGTTTTTTCACAATAAGGAAAATTCAGACTTAAGGCCAAGACCAAAAACCTTGCTCATTTTTCCAGGCAACGAAGAATTTGAACACGGGGTAAGGCATGTAGGAGAAGGCCCTATTAGATATGTCACAGTAGGATTTATAAAAGTAAAAGACTTTTATAAAAATAACAAATACTAGGAGAAAACCATGGATGTAGAAATACTTGAAGAAAAGGTTTACTATTACACAAATGTAATTGAAGACCCAAAGAAACTTGTTGATGCAATTGAAAATGACAATAAGGATCCCTGGGGTGAGTGGATGGCCTGTAGTGGTCAGCATTATGTCTATGGCTCAGACAAAACTATTGCTTTAACTGCAGAAACAGATGAAAAAAATAAATACATCTACGACACTTTACAAAAAGCATTTGATGTTGTTGCAAGAGACTATGCTAAAGCGCAAGGCATTACTGATGAACCAAAATTATTTCCACAATATCCAATTAAAAAGTATCAGCCAGGAACATACATGGGTGCACACTTTGATCAGCAAGAAGGAGACGAAAGACTAAAAGTGTCTTTTGTTATGTATCTAAATGATGACTATGAAGGTGGAGAAATTTCTTTTACTATTGCGTCTCCAGACGGAGTTTTAAAAAATGCAAGCCCAGCGTCAGACTTTGCAGAAGCAGAAAAAACTAAAAATTACACTTTTGCAGTTAAGCCAAAGGCTGGAAGTGTTATTGTATTCCCACCATCACCACCATACCATCACACCGCACACTTAGTCAAAAGTGGCGAAAAGATAATGGTCCCACAACACTGGATTCACTAGTGTGATACAGGGTCATCAAAATTTTAGTGATCAAGAGCAATTTGTTTTAGACTTGCTCGATAATAAAAAAAATGGTTATTATGTAGAACTGGGCGCTGCTCATTCTAAAAATGGAAGCAACACTTATAGACTTGAAAATGAGTTTGATTGGACAGGGGTTTCATTTGAGATTGTTCCAGAACTACACAAAGAGGTGTCAGAAAATAGAAAAAATCCTTGCATCCTTGGTGACGCAACAAAGTTTGACTATGTCAAATATTTTGAAGAAAATAACTTTCCAAATCAAATAGATTATCTTCAAGTAGACATTGATGCTGGGTATCAGATAGACGGACGACCTGCTGGTAATCACTATACAACTTTACACGGACTAATTGCTGTTCCACTAAACAAATATAGGTTTACAGTTATTACTTTTGAGCACGATTCAAATATGTACTGGAGAAATACAGCAATGCGTGATGCACAAAGAGAAATTTTAGACTCACTTGGATACTCATTAGT